CCTCAATCTCCGCACGTACTGCAACGAGGTTTGCTTTATGTCGCGCCTCCGTTGATTTTATAATCTCATCATCCGCGGCTTTGGCAGCAGCAGATGCACGATTGTAGACGGCTTGCAAAGCCGCCACTGCTGCAAAGGCTATAGCCGCCCATGTTAGTGGGGACTTCATCAAAGACTTGAGAGCGTTCGTGGCATTAAGAAAAATACCACGTAAACCAGTCACTTGGAAAGTTAATATCCCTAGTGCCTGAGCAGTTTTATTTGCTGCTATTTGTGCTGTTGCAAAACCAGTAACCCAACTCTGGAATGTACCCTTAATTACTTTCGACGCAACATACCAAGTAGCCGTGGCAACAACTAACGCTTTGGTCATGGCCCCAATTGCCGCAGGAGCCCCACCAAAGAACTTAAAGAAGGTTAGACTATAGGCAGTAATATCCCGACCTATTTTGGTAAACGCAACGCTGACCTTATTTAATTCTATCTCTACTTGTTTGGCGTTCGTATTGAAAACAAGGGCTTTTGATTTCTCAAGAGTGCTAGCACTAGCTTCTTTAATTTGTTGTAGATAGGAGATATAGCGTTCGGCCGATTGTCCTGTTAAACCTAAAGCACCACGGATAGCACGGACACGACTATATAGTTCACCTAGTTCCGTAGCTGTAGCATTACTGCCCTCAGTAATCTTCGTTAAGAACCCCTGGAAACCATAAGCTTGTATACCAGCCTCAGAAGATGCGATACCTAATTCATCGAAACGTTGACGTAAGGCTTCGGTAGGTTTAATTAATTTTAATTCAATGTTAGTGATTAGGGTATACGCTTCATTGTATTTAATACCACTGATAGTTAGTGTAGCTAGAGAAGCCGCCACTTCATCGAAATTAACCCCCAGTTCACTGCTTAAAGCAGTAACGCGACCAATTGTATCACCTAACTCTTGACCGCGAACACGGCCTAAGTCGATCATTCGGAATAACTTACCAGATACCGTTTCGGCATCGGAAGCAGCCATGCCATAACTATTCATTACAGCAGAAAGCAAATTCACTGACGAACCAAGGTCAGTTACTGCCGCGATAGAAAAATCACTAGCTGTTTGCAATAAATTAAAAGTATCGGCGGCCCCCACTACCTGGTTGGATAGAATCTCATACGTACCTTCTGTAACCGCTTTTAGTGGTTGTCCAGTGGCCTCAGAGAAAGCCATGACTTGGTTGGCTAATCCCTCGAAGTCTCCCTGATACTTTTCACCGATAGTCTGGATTTCAGCTAAATTGATTTCAAATTCACGAGCGGCTGTTGCGGCATCAACAAAGGCACTTGTTAAACTAGAAACTGCCTGGTGTATATACTGAATAGCAAAAATACGAACAACAGCCTGCCAACTAAGAATCGTGGATAAGAATGATTTCTTATTCTTTTCCGCAGTTTCTTCAATTACATTACCTAATTGCTGTTGTGTTTTAGTTATTTGATTCGTAGCAGTAACGGCTGTACTGCTGGTTTTAGATAACGAACCAAGGGCTGTAGAAGCCTTGTTTGTTGAGGACGCTGTATTCCCCGTGGCAACAGCAAATGATTTTGCGTTTGCACTCAGAGTCGATAGATTCTGTTCAACACCAGTAGATGCCTTATTAAAAGCCCTTAATGCAGCAGCAGACTTATGGACACCAGCCGTAAAAGAACTAAGATTGGCCGTTAGTTCTTTTAAGGTTGAGATAGCCCCACTGGCATCAAAACCTAATACAGTTTTAAGTTCATCGGACATCCTAGAATCCCTTTATTTTAACAGCCTGAAAAACAGGTTGTGGTAGTTTCACTTTTTTAGACAATTCACTTGCAGCTATTAAACCGGCAGCGAAAGACAACCAAGGTGCCGATTTACTTATACCAACATTTTTATACTCTTGTGTGACATAGTGTGGTACCTTTGTAGAGATCGTGATTTTATAATCAGTGGGTCCATACTCAGGTACTGCAGAACCAAGGAGTTCACCCTCAGGAATACGACTAGGTACGCCACTTTTGGGTGTGATAAGTAACGATCCGTTAATAAGATCAACTAAAGAAAGTAACGAACCTCTTGCCATGCCCGACCACACGGGGACACGTCCTGTGACCCCGCGTAGCCAAGCTTTAGCAACTTCATGTAATTTAAGTGTCAAATAGTCATCCAATTTCTTTTGATATGCTACCATATCAAGTTTGACACCTACCATTTTACCAGTGAATTTCATCGAAACAAACCCTCAAAGCTCTCAGAACTCTCTAATTCACGGACTTGATTATAGCCAACTATTGTACTTTGAGTTTCGATATTACAATCATCCCAACCGTCTTTTACTCCCGGTGGACGAATACCTAGTCGCTCGCAGGCTCGCCAGATTGCATAGTCTGTAGTGCGTCCGGTAGGGAGTTTAATTCGCTTTGTTGCTTTTGAAGAGTAAGTAAAAAACGGGCACGAGCCTCCTCAACTTTCTCCTCATTAAGGCAGTTCACATTAAGTACGCCATTAATGATTCGTTGGATTTCAGTTGTACTGAAACCAGAATCACGCAACTCCTTCTCATATAGGTGCCAAGTTGAGTGGTCTCCCAGGTCAACTTGCTCCCATTCTAACCCCTCAGTAGAGGCTAGGGATGTTAATATCATCCATGCAAGGCGTTGTTTAGCATACTTATCAATCTTCTTCAGGTAATTGTCATCCTTGAGATTAGGAATATCCTCGCCATTTATCTTACGGAGAGGAGGTTTTGGTACGGGGCATAGTTTCTCGAACTCACTGCCATCAATGATGGCTTGAGCAATAAATACAATATCCTCGCCATTACCCCGTGGGATAGCGATATATTCTTTATTCGGTTCAGATATCTTGCGACCGTTAATCTTCATAATATAACCTTTTCAGAATAGGAATAAGAATAAGAAACTGTTAGCCACGAGTGACGGTAGCCTCGACTACGTTACACTTACCTTCACAAGAAACCGTACTGGCACTGAGATCGTGGGCAAGACTCTCCCAACGGAACTCAGGCAGTACAATGATTTCACTATTAGCACCGCCGCAAGCGGGATCATAATGAATTTCAAGATCAACGCAATATGGTTCACATGGATCGGTTGAAGTGGTTTCCCACAAAGCAGCCTCACCACGTTGCTTTAGTGCGTCCTCGATAGTGGGGATACCACTGGCTGTCACACCGGTAATCCATTCCCAGACGAACTCAAAACTAACAGCCATTGGTTCATCAACACCATCGCGGATAGTCCCACCGTTCACCGTACCAATACGACCACGGTTAGGAATATACTCCCGCGTCTTGGCTTCGGTATACGTTAGATTACCTTCACCAATTTTAATATCAAGTCGGCGACCCGTAAACGTCACGGCTCCACCAGCCGCTACTGCGGCAGCCAAACCAGCAGTCAAGACGATAGCAGTTGTTGTACCATCAACCACACCCGGTGTAGTCAGTGTGAGGGTGGGGGTAGTGCCGTTTAATGTACCTTTATCAAAAGTAAATACAGTAGCGGATATTGGTGTTGCCGCTAGATCATCCTGGAAAGTGATAGTAATATCACCAGGAATAGCAACTAGGATGTCGCCATTACCAATACCGTCTAACGCTTCCAATTCCAATTGAATTAGGCTAGCCGCGGCATCATAAGAAATACTATTCGTGGTCTGACCAGCATAGGTAAGTGTGTACGAGCCAGATGCCGAACTATCTAGATCAAGAGTGAAAACAGCGTTGGCTCCACCTGTAGTTGTCCGTGACTCAACCACGTATTCCGTGTCCGTTGAGTCGTTGGCAAAATGAACGGTAGCACCAACAGGTACGTTCTCACTGCACGCGGTTAGGGCAACCGAGGTTTCACCAAGGGGCTCTAGAGCTGTGTTAGTAACACCCGTGGCCGTCCAACCATCCCGGATATACAGATCGGCTAATTTAAGATCAATAGGGGCAAAACAAACAAATTCCTTAACACCTTTTAGAAATTCCATGGCTTCTCCATTTAATTTACTCTGACAAGAACATACGAAAAGACGCCTCAACTAACCCCTGTATTAGCGTCGAACCACCAACTAAACCTAGATTATGACATCTTATATCTTTATTGAGCGTCAATGTACCTATAATTGTTTCATCATCTCCAGCACCATCGCCATACTTCTTAACACAAATATTCTGCATCGCCTCAAGGATTATTCCTTTAATATCCTCGCCACGTTGCAATTCTGATTGAGTAATATGTTTTACCCAAATGAGACTAACACTTGCTTCCAAAATATATTCGTGTCTCTGCAGTTGACGTTGGTGTGGCCCCTCTATTCTTAATTCCACCCATTCAGTATTTTGGGTT